CTATTAGGGAATGGAGATGCGTAGCCTGTAACTGTGCAGCTCGTTCCTCCTGAGCTGGACATAACCGCACGAATTTTGGCTAGTCCTGCTGTCTGAAATGTCCAAATTGACGCTGTTGATCCTGGATTAGCCACATTGTCTGCAATGGTCGTTGTGTCCTGCCGATTGCCTTTGATCTTGTCAAAGGTGGTACCGTCTGGACTTGCATAAAATGTTATGGTTCCCGTATAGGCTGTAGGATTGACGAGCAGCACAGTCGTTGCCATGCCTGTTATATCGAAGTCGGTCCCGTTGCCATCGGCTGTTGCCGCGTTCTGCAAGGTCGCGCTCAGGACCACTCCCACGTTGATTGGTTTGCCCCCAGGCGGGGAAGGTACAATAACTCCCATTATCTTATCTCCTGCTGTTACAGCATGAATATCCGTCTCTCTGCAAATTGCTGTCTAATGCCGTCTGGTACAGGACCACCTTCGCGATATTCGTACCAGAAATTGATCAAGCTGAGCATTGCTGGTTTCAAGTCCAGCACCTTTGGATCAAGCGTGGCACTTCCAGCCACATAGGTCAGTCGAAATCGAGACGCCGCAAGGATCGTGAAAACATTGATCTCGTTGGGATCAGCGTATGGATCAAGCCTGTAATTTGGATTGCCTCCTGAGTCAGTCGGTGAAACCAACGTCCACTCTGGAGTATCCATGCGTGTGAGCTGATACTCTAAGCTTGTGAAGGTCTGCACAGGACCCATTAAGCAGTGGATACAAATCCTTGCAGTGCCCAGTAGAGGGACATTTGGACGTTCCCACAAGTCCTCGTCATATCGAATGCCTATAGGTCCGCTTAATTCTCCCTGCGCAATTCTGTCCGGTTCGTAAATGAGCTGTATGGTTTGCGTGGTAAGGCTCTTGCCAAGCAGGTTCTCAGCATAACGCCGTGCGTTCGTGATGAGATTGGCAATCAATATATCCTCAGAGGAGAAATCGACTCTCAGATAGCTCTTTGCTTCTGTAAGAGTAATTATCTCGCTCGTTGGCGGTACAATGATGCTATAAGAGTATCCCACGACAAACCATCCTTATCTATACAGCAGGCTCATTCTGTGGATAGCCGAGAATTGCGATAGCTGTGATGTACCCACCTGTAGAGCCACCTGTACAGGTGTCGATAATGCGCACGAGCACTTTACCGTTTGCAGTAGGAGTGGTACTGTTAGCAAGTGTCCCCACGTTAGCGTTCCCCAGGTAGCCGAATTTCAGGATAGTTTTGGCTGGAGTCGCGCTGGTCACGGTATTGACCTGCCCTGATGGTGTCTGCACATAGTTGCCTGTCACGGCATTCCAGGTTGAGCCACCATCAATACTGTCCTGAAGCGACAGGAGATGGCTACCATCGGTGATCGTGCCAACATCAACCACGAACACTAAGCCGTCATTGCCACCGTTGAGTGCAGTGACGTCAATGGAGTCGCCATTCGTGGTAGTAGCGGCAGGAATTGCCGTTCCATTGCCAAGCGCATGCTTAGCAGAAAAGTAATTCATGAAATCTTTCATGATCTGTTATCCTCCTTCTCTGCCAATCAGGCAATCTTCAACACGTGCCCAGCTTCAGCAAGTGTCACGTTCCCACCAAAGCGGTAGTACCCCATATAGCCGAAAGCATCTTCATCAGCATAGCGTTCCTGCAATACACGAACACTAACCTGTTTACGCACAACAAGTGTGTACCACTGTTTCCAGTTCGCAAAAGCAATTGGGAATTTACCAGAGGCAACAGAAGGCATATCGACCATTTCCTGATAGGTATATTCCAAGAGCTTCCCTGGTAAATCACCGCCCATTGGTCCCCACAATGGCCTACCAACGGCATCAGTGAGCTTTCGCATATCACCTAGCGTTTCAGTAGTAAATGCCCATGAGGCTCCTTTGCGGTACACTGGTTTTAGAGCATGCACGAGGTCTACTAGATCGCTATAGCCAAAGCCACCTGTTGCTGAGGAGGTAGTGTAACCTGTTGTGCCCCCAGTGCCAGGATAAGCTGTGCTCACAATATCAGAGTCTTGTAGAAAGCCGACGCATTGGTTGGCACCAGCACCGTTGCCATTGGCAATCTCATAGCCTTCCAATTTCGCAAACTGCTCTGCAAATTCAGCCATGATGAAACTTGGCAAATCAAGCTCACTATCGTCTAGGTCTTGTGTGCTGATTTTCGTCAAGGCGTATGCAGCATAGGGCTGTACTTGCACCATGCCGAACTTTGGTGTCTGCGTCTCAGTACGTGTTGCTTGTTCAGGCGTACGGCTAGCAGATCCTGTCTGGATACGTTTGCGTATCATGACCCACGGATTGGCCGTCATACGAACATTCACCAAACTATGGAAATCTGAGATCTGCACAACGGCTTTGATCAGCTCGTCGGCTACCTCTGGAGTAGCGAGAAATCCGCCTGTTGTGGCGTCAGACCCGAACATTGTTTTATGCTCAGTGAGTTGACCATGTCCAACCTTTTCCTGATTGGCAAGCTGGTTATCATGCGGAACGAGCTTCTTTTCCTCTGGAGAAAGTGTCCCCCAGCCGTGCCTCAAAGCCTTGGTAAATGCTTCCCGACTGGCTCTCTTCTTCTCTTCAGGAGAGTCCATGCTGGCAACAGCGCCAGGACGATTTACAATCGATTTGAGAGACTTTAGCTCAGCCTCTTGCTTCTGAAGGTCCTGCTCTAAGCGTTCAATATACTGCCGAGTCTCGCCACTCATCTTGCTCTTGACTTCGTTTAGCTCCGTTCTAATTGGGCCAACCTCTTCATCAAGCACCTGAGTGAGCAAATGCGCAACACTAGCGTTTTTCTCTGCTAGATTTTGTAATGCTCCCATTTCTATTATTTCCTTTGTTCTAATGTTTCATCTCAAGAAAGTTGATAAATTCCGTGATGGCGTCATCTTCCACAGTGCTCTTGTGAAGCGGCTGTAATCCTTGGCGTGAGAGTGCTGGTGACGGCGGCTCCCGGCGCTTCAGTCGAGATTTCCCATCATTGTTATCGTCATCGTTTCCGTAGGGGTCTCCCTGGCCTTCCTCATGCCAGAGCTGGGTCAAGTCGCTAACCTTTTGTTGCATAGCCTTCACATGGTCAGCGACGGCATTCAATGAGGTCTTCATCTCTTGCTGATGTGCCTCTAATGTGCCTTGTGTCGCCTTGCTGATCGTCGCTCCAACCTTGCCATCAGGACGTTTAGAGCGTGCCATCCAGCCATAGTCACTAGAGCCATTGTGCAATGTGCTCTCAGCAGGATTGTAGCTATAGTCGTTGTCTGACAGGTATTGACTGAGCCCGCATTCCATTGCCTGTGCTACGAACTTGCTCAATACAAGCTCTTTGAATGCGTCCAGAGCTTCAGAGATGTCTTGCTCTGGCTGATCTCCGATGGTAAAAGCATCGAAAATAGCGCCTGTCAATGCACATATGTACACGTCTTGCCAGTCCTTGATGAGATCTTCTGCTTGTTCCTCATTGAAATGTTCAAGAAGTGTTTTTCTTTGTACGTTCATATTGCTCCTTTTGCCATCATCTGACCAGGGGACTTTGATAGAGTCATCATTAAACTCTTTAGCCATCTTCTTGTAATAAGCCGCTATTTTGCTCTTTACAGCTTCGTCATCTCCTCCTAGGTCAGCTCCCCCGCGACTTCCCTGCATGACGCCTGCGCACGCAAAAATACCTTTTGGCACAGCTTGAGGCTTGCTATCAACCACATAGCAAAATGGCAATTTATAACCAGTGATTTTGTCGGCATTCTCTGCGTCGTACCAGAAATGAACAGATTTCATCTTGCCTTCATCAATGCTTCCATCATCCTTCGTTGCCCATTCAACAATTTGATTGTGTGCCTTGCTTCCATCCCAAGCAGCATCTCTATCTGCAAGAGGCCATGATGTATTGCCTGATGCTGTTTTTGTCAACATCTTCACTCCTGTTGCTGGTACAATCGCGTCTGGATTTGCAGCGAATAAAGCCGTGACTCCACTAGCTTCAAGTACTGCACACTCCTTTAGAACTCTAATGCCCTTTTCATAATCCTTTTGTATTGCAATATATCCCATTGACATTTCTGATATAAAACTAGATTTAAATCCAGAAAAAACCATTGTTGCAAGAGGATTGTTAGGGATACCTGCATTGTTTGTCGAGATATCAAGCTGAGCAGTAATAAGTAATCCTTTATTATCTTCCTCTGCATCAATTACTTTACCTATTGGCTTTTCTGGGTCGTGCATCCATAATACAGGCCAGATAAAGCCACGCGTCTGCATGCGTGATTTGCCTTCCATCACTGTCTTGGAGAAGGCTCCTTTTTGCACGCGATCATTCTGCAAGTCCACATTGTCGAATGTAGAAAGATATCCGACAATAATCCCCTGATCTTCGTCTATCGATTTCTGTTCAAAATGGAAGGATTTAAATTCTGTTTTTGGTGGTAGGATTGGTTTATTTTTTACCATGTATACGCCTCCATAAAAGCCCTATAAGGCGTCTTTTTTCGACTGCTATTGATCACCAGGACATGATTAATAGAAGTCTCTTGATCAGCGCTTTCCCCATCATCTCCCCCTCGATCTTTCACTCTTTCATAGTATTGAGTGCAACGACATTGACAGACGTTTTGGGGGCTCCCATCAGGATCTCCAGCGAACATCAACTTTTCCCCGCCAACATCAAACGGTTCATTCATCCCTACCTTCTGGCCATCAGCCTCTGCATGCGCAGGTCTTGTTCTGCTATCATCAGTCGCCAACCACACCTTATTGAGCTTTAAGCCGCTACCCTCAGCACTTGCTAACGATGCCCAGTTCGCGCTTGATATCACCTCAGTCCTCGATATGACGGTACTACGATTAGGTATAATATCTGCAAGATAGAGCTGATCAATCCTCTTCGCAATCTGAGGAATGCTCTCACCAGCCTCTACACCATCTGCAAGAGATTGACGAAGCTGAGTTCGTGTTGTGTCGTTGATCCCCTTTACTTTTGTCGATGAGAGATTAAGGAGCCATGATATTATTTTAGAGGTAAATATGCTGAAAAACCCTTTTGTTTCATAGCGAGGATTATATGCTTTCTCAGCTTCTTGCAGTTGTTTTATTGTGCTCTCACTGAAATCTTTCGCAACGTCGTACCAGACATCATAGACAACCTGCTTTAGCGTGTCCTCCTGAGCAGATAGTGTCTTGTCTATGGCTCCCTCTGCTTGCTGTTGCGTGCTGCATGTCTCAAGAGCCTTCGACATAGCCTTTCGCTCGTCCTTGAAGTATTTCTGCATACGTTGCTCTACTTCGCTCTCCCATGTGGCTCTCTGCTCTTCAAGCTTTGCCATGTATGCAGCTTTTTCTTCTTTGGTCGAGAGATCTAGGATCTTAGTCTCTTGCCTACGTTGAGAAGGCAATAAACGCTTGCCATCATCAGGAGTGCTATCAGAAGCTGCACTATCAGGATTGTCGTTCTCAGGTGGCTCCTCTGTTATCGTTGTGGGTGCAGGCAATTGAGGCTGACCAGGATGCGGCATGAACGGCGTTGGTGCTGGCGTTGGTGCCCCTGCCTTTTCGAGGCAAGCTTGTGCATATGCTTCGAGGTCTTCTTCTCTGACTAATGTTGTCGGCCCGAGCTTGTACACATCAAGATACACGCTCTTCTTGGGCTCCATACCTTGAACCTCTTGCAGGTATCGTAGGCTGCAGCCGCCATTGTTATACAGATTTAGCGCACGTTCAGCAAATGCCTGCTCTACAGAGGTGTAAAGCTCTGCCAGCACTTCAATATCTCGCTTATCATAGGAGAGATACGCTACTGGGTTGCCTTTGCGATCACAGAGATCGGGGTACATCGGTATGAGCCAGATATTTGCGTGATCCACCATCCTATACAATTTTGGAAGTACATTCTCAGTGAACAGGCTCTGCTTTGCCTCTTTGAGGTTTGCATAGGTCTGGCCTTGCTGGTCACCAACGAGGATCGGGGGCACGTCAAGGATAGCTGCAATCTCACGCCAGTTGAAGCTACGAGATGCTAGCCAGTCCAGTTCTTTTGGAGGTATTGCCATGTTCTGATAGCTCATGTCTGCCTCAAGGACGAGAGGCTTACCAGCGTTCGCTTTGCCTGAATATTTGCTACGAAGCTCTTTCTTGATCTGATTGCGCTGCTCTGTGGTGAGGTATCCCTTGCTTGCAAAAAGGCCTGACGGTCTAGCATCGTTTTGCATCAAAGCAACGTTCCAATCGTTACCAGCGTTCATCTGGTCAACGGTTCGCATCGCCACCTCAATTGGCGAAAGACCGTAATGAGGCTTGTCGTCATAGCTCGTGAATTTTAGATGCATCAATTCTTCAGGCTCGAAACTCTGTACACCAGGCGTTCCCCATCCGTAAACATAGCCCTGGACATCGAGTTTCCCCGCCACGACCTTGATCATATTTGGATGGAGAGGCCACAATTCCACAGGCGGATCTTTAGGATTAAGGCGATTAGCCCAGAGGTAGCAGTTACCATCCATATGCCAGAATCCAAAGAGCTGCTCTATCATCTCAGCAGTGCCCATCCTCGGGTTGGGGTGCTTCCATAAATCAAGCAGCGGATGTGACTCTATCTCGCGCTGCATTGTGTTGTCCGTATAGAGCTTCCATTTGATGCTAGCTGCAGCTCCTGCAATCTTATTGATGCATGCGTAGACAGCACCGCACTTTTTGTAGCCTTCCTTGACGAAGCTGGCGTAATTACGATCTGTCCAGATAGGCTGACCAGGGGAGTAGAATTGCATCGCGACTTGATACGTAGGATCGTTTTTCACCTCCACATCAGAGCGGCGCTTAAACCAAGAGGCAGGAGAGTACCAGCTCATAATGCTCTCACCTCCATATCAAATATCTCGCCTTCGTCTCCATCAGGATCAATCGGACCCATAATGTCGTTCCAGGTGAGTTTGTTTAGGTCATTCAAGCTATAATATGGAGTATCGCCTTTGTCTCTTCTATATTTTTTAAGAAGCTTATTTTTTACTATCTGCTCAAAAGTCTCTCGGCTGGTATGTAGCAAATTTATGGCCTCTTCCTCAGTAAGATATGCTATTCTTCCCATTCTTCCATCTCCTCCTCTTCAAACTGAGATGCCCCACTAACCATGGATGATTTTTCGCTCTTTTCCTCGTCCTTTCCCTCGTCCAGAGACCATACAGCAGGACCACCCATGGCTGAGAGGATGTCAGCAATCATGCTATGGCAATCGACCTGATCTTTCTTTTTGCTCTTTGGGAATGTAAAGATCTCAGGTTCTAATTCTGACAAGTATGGAGCGTTCGCAAGCCAATACATATCCCCCGCTTCCATCTTGACGGCTGCCACCCCTGCACGTGCTACTTTGTCACGAAAAGGAGTCCAGGGACAGACGGGCATACATACCACTTTCGTGACGCGATACACGCCTTTTTCTACCTCTTCACGCACTTCATAGTTACGCATTTGCTGGATATATGCCAGTTGGTAAGCCACTTTCTCAACATGAAAACGCTCCCATCGAAAACGCTCGTATAGCTCTATAGCTTTTTTCTGCTGATCAGGATTATTAAAATGTCCACGAAGTTGATGTAAAAGCAGACACTCATTCTCAGGAGTAATTGCCCATGTCTGGATGACAAAATAGTCAGCTTGCTCTTTTTCGGAAACGGCTAGGTCACATACAGCCTCATTGCGACAGGCGTGAATGGGGACGGGCTTACGGCGTCCATACTTGGTATGTAGGATGTAATGCTCGCCTTCGATCTCAAAGTAGCGTTTCCATTCTTGCTTGAAAATTCCGCCCGTTGAGGGCACAGGAGATTGCTGAAATTGAGCGGCATATGCAAGAGATCCTAATGAGTGCTTGAGAGTATTTATTACTTTAGGGGGAAACTTTTCAGGCCAAAGCAGCTCTCCCTCTTTTGTGCGTTTATCTCCAAAACCTATAGAGGTAAAGCAACGACGTGCAGGCTCATACTCTGTTGGCAGTACAAGGTGCTCCCATCCTCCTAAACTCAAGATGTGCCCAGTAAGATCAAGCTCATGCAATCGTTGCCCGACAACGATCATTGCGCCCGTCTCATAGGAGTTAATACGGCTCATCCATGTATTGCCAAACCACCTGATAGTTTTCTCAATATCAGCTTCACCTGCTGTTGCATTATTTGGATCATCTATAAGCAGATGAGTCCCGCGCTTTCCTGTTCCACCTTTTGACCCAACTGAGAGGGCCATTCGATAGCCACGATGATTATTCTCAAAGAAGCTTTTTACATTCTGGTCTCCAGAGAGCTGAAAGATATCCCCAAAACAAGATTGAAACCACTCTGATTCAATGAGGCTACGGCAGTTACGATTGTCTCGAATGGCAAGGTCTAGACTATGAGAAGCGCATAACCATCTAGTGGTGGGGATCTTAATCCACATCCAGCAGGGAAACATTACACTGAAGATGGTAGATTTCATATGCCCAGGAGCTATATTGCAAACAAAACGATTAATCTCACCACGGTAAACTGCCTCTAAATGGTCTGCAATTGCATCGATGTGCCAGTTTGGGAGAAATCGCGTTCCAGGCTCAATAACATCCCAAGCAAAACGAATGAAGGACTTAAACGACTCTTGAGAGCGTTCTCGTACTTCCGTTCGGATGTCTACTAGATCCTGGATTGCTAACATTATTTAGTGCCCTCTGATACAATCCGTTGTATCTGCGCTAAAGCTTCATCTGAAAGGCTCAATAATTCAGGATTGCGTTCTCTTTGTAAAGGCTCTCCATCCTTGCCAGTAATCTCAGACTTCGTTAATTTGACCCTTTCTCCCTTCTCAGCAGCTATACTAGCAAGATATCTGTCTATTTTTTCATATAATCCATCATTGAACTTTGTTTCTTTTGCTCCTATGAGATACATACTATTTTTCTTTTCAGCTTCTTCTATAAGTTGTTCAACTAGTTTATTTAGTGCTTTTATACGATTGTGCTTTAGTGCATATTTAGAATTTAATATTTCCTCTTCTTCTAAGGCTATGAGCCTGTCTCGTTCTGCTCTTTGCTCTTTGTCCCAAGCCTCTGCTCTTTCATTCCATTGCCATTGTTCAGCAGCTTTATACCAATTTTTACTTATTTTAGTACTTGTTTTCCCTTGTTTTCCCTTGTTTTCTTCTTCAAAAACTGCATTCACAGAAC